GGGGAATCGGTACATCCCTGCCACAGGATGTACGCGGTTTTCCGTTCAATCGTGGCGACCCACAATATAATAAGATGAAGAAGAAAATAATTAAGGCATTAAGCCCCAATAAGTTCTTCGACAAACTTATTAGGTGGCTCGGAACTGGTATACTTAAGTGTACCAGTAAGGAGCTCTCCTATGGTTTGTGGATTACAGACAAAATCCTTACAGTGCTAAGAACCCGCGGTAAACGCGAGGCCATTAGATATTGTAAGGACCTAAGATTAAGTTTTCTTGAACTCATTTTATCAATGACTCCAGAATTCAATCTAAGGTATCCTAAATCAATTCCTAAGGTCCTTAGACCTATAAAGAAGTATATGGAGAAGAGTGTAAATTACCCTTTTATTAGGCTAATTAACTCCTGTCTCTATATTACTCGCTTTATTAGGTTGGAACCTGTTCCAAATCACTCTTCGATAGAAGCAAGGCCCGGTTATACCGGAGACCCCCGACATCTTAGGGATGATATGAAACTGTTCCTTAAGGACTTAGGCATCAATACGAAAATGGGACTAGGGAAAGTTCCTAAAGCTTTACGCTTTAAGGACTTTCATATGACATCAAAGAAAGGACCCAATGGGCATGCCCTTTGGACTTCTTTCGATGATGCTTTATCTTTAACCCCTGACATGCTCGAATCAATTCGAATTGTCGGTGGTGATAGATTACATAGTCTCATTTCCCGTTTTATTCTTCTTTATCAAACAATACCTTCGTTCTTCGACCGGTTCAGAACCCTTACGGGTACTAGAATCCCTCGAAAAATTGTATGTATTCAAGATAAGGAAGGTAAGACGAGGGAAGTTGCAATTGGAGATTATTATTCTCAAGCAGCTTTATTACCGCTGCATAATTTTCTCTTTAAGCACCTTCGTCGTATCGTTCAGGATTGTACTTTTAATCAAACTAAACTATTTAAGTACCTAAGGGCTGATAGTGGGAGCTCGTTCCATTCTGTAGATTTAACTGCAGCAACGGACCGGTTTCCTATATCAATCCAAAGGGAACTTTTAGACGTTTGATTCGGTTCTGAGTATGCACAGCACTGAGAACAGCTCATGGTGGGTCAACCATTCAAATTTGAGAATGATTTGATCACCTATGGAACTGGCAACCCAATGGGATTTTATTCCTCTTGGGCTACATTCGCAGTGTGTCATCACTTCTTTATATGGAAGGCTTGTAAAAAGGCCAACCGTAATTGGAAGCGGTGTCCGTATATGCTCCTTGGTGACGACATTGTTATTGCTAACGATGAAGTTGCTAAGGCATATAAGGATTTACTCAGTGAGTGAGACGTTTCTTACTCTGAAGCTAAAACCCATGTTTCACAACATGGATTTGAATTTGCAAAACAAATTCGCTTACATAATGAGAACGTTTCACCTTTCCCTTTGTCTGCTCTCTTCGATAGACGATCTGAGACATTTACATGTCTTGGGATCATCATCTCTGAGATAGTGGATAAAGATTGGAAGGCCGATATTAGTACATCTATAAAGACCTACTTCATGGAAGTCAAAGGTTGGTCTCAACGTCATTATGACGTTTTGGCCCCTAAGATTTCTTTAGTAGTATCTCTTTATTTATTCTTGAAAGGTAAAAGAGGACTAGGTAATGCCATTAAGGATTACGTAGCTCTATGAACCGGAAAGCGTTATGATGATTTAGATGCATGAGATTACCGTTTATATGGTAATTATCTTGCTCTTCTAACTCTTCATGAAACTTTCCTCAAGAGTAAAGAAAGGATAGTGACAGGGAACCAACCCCTTGGCGAATTAGCCACGGAGATGGT